CGGCGCCTCGCGATACACCATCGGGCGCCCGATGGTGTAAAGCGAAGCGACCGCGATCCCTGCGAGTACTGTCTTGCCGGCGTTCACGGAACCTGCGTTTCGCCGTCCGGCGCGGTAACCGGCGGAATCGGCGGGGCGGACGGGTTCACGGCCGGATCGGCATCCGTCGCCGTCTTCGTGAGCGCTGCCGCGGTTGCGTTCATCGTCACGGCTGCCGCCTTGAGCGTGTCGAGCGAGGGCTTGGCCGCAGCGGCAAACTCTGCGGGGTCGATCGTGCCTGCGGCGACCTTGGCGGCGAGGTCGGTGATCGCTGCGGTGGCGACGGTGACGGCGCTGCCGGTCGCGGCGACGGCCGTGCTGATTTCGTTCGTGGACTCGTTGATGTCGTCCACGATCGCCTGAGCCTGCGTGCTGAGTGCCATGATGATCCGATTCTCCATCGCTGTGAGTTGAGCCTGCGTGACCTGCGGGGCGAACAGGGTGGTAAGGAACGCTTTCGTATCCGGGTCGAGCTTGTGCGTGACGACGATTGCGCTTGGGAGCGTGAGCGTGACGAGTGCCATTAGATGCTCGCGACGTTGATTCTGACTTCGTCCAGGCCGACGCGTTCGCGTCGAGCCGTACCGCGGTGCTGATCGTTCCATTCGCCGGCGGCTTTGCGCTTGCAGTTGTCGCAGACTTCGCCGACGGACTGCTTCGCCAGGAACGGCGCGTCGAACGGTTCGCCGCAATGCGAGCAGTCGATCGTCGCGATGCCGTCCCAATCGTCGGGGATGAACAGGAGCTTCCCGCCCTTTCGCGCGCGCCGGCGATCGTAAGCGGCTTCGAGGATCTCGCGGCAGCGGTCGCACGGAACGCCGTAGACAGCGACGTCGACCTTCTTGCACCGCCAACAGAACAGGCGCTTCATCGCGCGAGACCCGAGCGTCCGGCTTCCCGCAGCCGGCCGGCGATGTCGATAGGGAACCCGAGCGCCGCGCCGCCCGTCTCGACGAGCTCGCAGAGCGCGTCGAGATGCGCGCGGTTCATCTGCAGCACGCCCAGCGTCATCAGCGCGCCAGGCTGATGCGGGTTCGGCGTCTGCACCTTGACCCGGTAGCCGATGCGCGTCGGCGAGACGAGGAGGCGGATCTTCATCGCTTCGCGAGCTCGTAGCCGAGAATGCCGCCGCCGACGCCGCCCGCGACGAACATGAGCCAGCGCGGCGGACACGGGACGAACGGGAGCAGACGACAGTCCTGCCGCGCGTTTGACTTGGCGATGCCCTCGGCCGTGGTGCGCGACGCGATCGCACCGCGGAGGTCGCGGATCGTGTTCGAGTCGATCTCAACCAGCCTGCTCACGATGGCGAGGTTCCGCTCGGCCTTCGCAGCCTCGTCCGACTTCTCCACGAGCGAGCGTCGCAGCTCCGCACCGAGATCGACGACGAACTGCGGCACGACGTAGAGCTGCGGATCGCCCGCGCGTTGAATCGTCGCGCGCTTCGTGGTGTCCGGCTCGGGGGCAGAGCTCGAGCCCCCAAGCGCCGTCTCCCCTCGAGGCGCTGTCGGCGGGGCGGAGTGGATGACCGTGATCGTGCCGAGATGCGCGAGCGCGTGCGTGGCGTCCGAGTCCGCCTTCGCCTTCGCGATTCGCAGATCCTTCATCGAATCGGCATACAAGCGTCGGACGGAATCGCCAGCCTTCGCGGCCGCCTTCGCGGCGTTCTCGCTCGCCGTCGCCTGCGCGTCCGCGGCGTCCTGGCGATCGCGCGCGCTCCGGCGGTGCGCACCGTCGCAGCGCGCGAGCCAGAGCGAGACAACGGCGATCGCGACGGCCGCGCCCCATCGCGCGGCGCGGTTCTTCGAGAGATCGACCAGGCCGACCGGGATCACAGATGCGCCTTGAGCTTCGCGAAGGTCGCCTCGATCTCGCCGAGGAGTTTGAAGCCTTCGCCTCCGGCCGCGTGCCAGTCGTCGGTCAGCTTGTTCCGGATCCGCGCGAAGAGCGAGTCGGCGTGGTCCGGGATCGACGCCGGCGTCGGAGCTGCGGTCGTCGCAGTCCCGGGCGGAGTCGCGGCAGCCGTCGTGCCAGGCAGCGCGCTCGAGCTCGTGGGCTGCGGATCCGCCGTCGACGACGTCGGTGGAGTCGGCGGGATGATCTTCGTCGCGTGAATCGGCGGAATGTTGCCGCCCACGGCGTTGATCGCGTCCACGATCGCGGGCGTCAGGACAGGTCCGTCGGGACCGATCTCGCCGGTCTCGTTGTTCGTCAGCGCGATGCGCTGCACGATGATTCCGCCCTCGTCGCGTTCGACGATGCTGGCGTACTTCCACACCTCGCCGTTCGACAGCGTGACGACGTTCCAGCCATCCGGCTTCGTGGGATCTTGGCCGATGGAGACGAACGTGAGCGGGTCGGTGTTGGGGGCGTTCATGTCGGTCATTTGAGATTCCTTATGCGGCGTCGCCGCTGGTGATGTAACCGTGCCACTCGCATCCGCCGTAGAGCAGGATTGAGGGCGTTGTCGTCAGATCGTCGAAGCCGGTGCCGGAGACGTTCCAACGCGTCGGCTCGCCGTTCTTGCCGTGGCATCCCTGCTGCGGCTCGACACCGCGATCGGCAAACGTGACCTGCAGATAGTGACCCTGAGCCACTCGCAGTCCCTCGGCGTTGGGCTCGTCGGACCGGCTCACGCACTTCGGGCAGCGGAAGAAAATCCCCTGCGCCTCGGCCAGCGTCTCGACGCGATCCATCTCCTCGCGCGGACCCGTTACTGTCTCGGTTGGATCGCCTGCCTTCCACGTCAGCGGATCACCGATCACGCGCTCCCAGGTCTTGATGACCGTCTTGTAGCGAATGAACCAGGGGTCGAGGTCGCGGAGTCTCACGCGAGTACTCCCGGCATGAGCACCGAGGGAAGTCCGCCGAGGAGATCGCCGCCCACAACGTTGACGTCGATGTCGCTCGTCTGCAGTCCGAAGCCGGCCGGGATCTCGTTGTCATGCGCGGCGCGCTGCGCCATCGCGAAGCCGCGCGGCACCGGCGACTGATCGCCCGCGACGTTGTATGCGCGCCAGTAGAGGTCCGCGCCGAGAGATCCGAGCCCCTTCGGTCCGAGCACGGCGCCGGCGCCGACGTAGCAGCACCGCGACGTGTAGCCGGCCGCCTCGAGCGCGGAGAAGAAGGCCTGGCCGCACGACACGACGTCGGCCGCCGGCGTGTCGAACTTCACCTCCTCGAGGTCCCACGCGACCGTCACGCCCTTCGGGATCTGCAGGAGCTCGAGCGCGAGGATCGCCGTCGTCGCCTGCTCGGCGCCGAGGTCGGCGGTCGGCGACCAGCCCGGGAGTGGCGCGTGCTGCACGATGCCGACGCCGAGACCGGAGAGTAGGATGACCTCGATCTCCGCCGGCGTCACGTCGGTCGAGCGATAGTGGTCGCGCCAGATGTAGCGGAACACGAATTCGAAGCCGAGCATCTTGAAGCCGCGCGCGAGCGCCGGCGTGAGCGGCCGGTTGATGTCGAAGCCCTTCGCGCCGGGCAGGAGCTGCTCGACGCGGGCGGAGGCGAGCGCGCTCATGGCGTCGGGACTCCCGTCTGCGTCTGGACGATCGTCTGCGTGGAGCTCGCGACGACTGCCGGCGCTGGCGCGCGATCGTCGTCTGGCTCGCTCGTCCCGTCCGCCCTCGTGCGCTTCAGGAGACCGACGCAGACCGTGGCGAAGAGGGTCGTCGCTAGGCCCGCGAGGATCCCGAGGGTTCCGGTCTCGCCCTTCGGACTCGCGAGGACGGCGATCGCGAATTCCACGGTCTTGGCGGCCGTCCAGATCCCGGCGCCCATTGCGACCGCGGCGAGGAGCCGCGCCATGCTCGCCTTCTTCTCGGCGACCGGATCGCTCACGGCCGAGGCGACGAAGGCGATCACGCGGTCGAGGCGTCGCTGGAGCTCGTCGGCGATCGCCACGACGCCGCGGCCGGCATACCGGATGATCACGAGCAGCACGCTCGAGCCGATCGCGAGCAGCGCGAGGAGAGCGACGACTCTCATCGCGGATCTCCAGCCTGCAGCACGCGGCCGGCGCCGTGCGGCTGATGGGCCTGCTCGATCGAGTCGATGACCTGCGCCGTGCGTGCGCGCTCGCGCTGGGCGTACTGGTGGCGCAGCGAATCGTCGTGCACATAGAGCGCGAAGGTGGCGGCGCTCGTGTAGTGTCGATCGAGATACGCCTTCACCGTCCCGCCGATCGTGCCCAGCGCGCCGATCGCGGCGCCGATCGCGACGAGCCAGGTCATCGACGTTTTGAGCGCCGGGCCGCCGCGGTAGTAGGTGGAGGGCATCGGCGTCACGGCGTAAGCGACGAAAAGTTCGAGCAGTTCAACCCGACGAGCGCCAGCTCCGACTTGGTCGCGCGGCTCGAGATGCACGTCACGCGGAGAATGATCGTGAGCTTCTGGTTGACCGAATCGCGCGCGACCTCGCCCTTGATGATGGTCGCCCTGGTCGTGTCGATCTGCGCCTGCAGCCCGACCGTCGTCTCCTTCATCGTGTCGCGAATCCACTGTCGCGCGCCGAGCAGGAGGAGGAACAGAATCGGCACCGTCAGGATGCTGTACTTCTCCTGGTAATAGCGAAGCCGGAACCAGAGAGAGCGGTCGGTGACGCGCGTGTAGACGTAGGTCTCGTCGGCCTCCTGCTCGTCGGTCGATCCGCGGACGATGGGCTGCTCATCGCCCGGACGGTGGACGCGCGTCATCATCACTACAGCCGCTCGCCCTTCAGGAACCGCACGCCGGTCAGCACGGCGACGAGGATGAGGAGCGACACCGGCGTGATCGCCAAGTGCGCGAGGACGATCACCACGAGGTAGGCGGCGACCACGAGCAGCATCAGGATGGCCATGGGAACTCCGCGGGCTGTGGCTCGGACTAACTCACGATGCCGCGCGCCGCGCTGGCGGGTTCCTGCGCTCTACAGGTCAACAGTCTACACGGCGGGGCGGTGGCGCGCCAGACAGGGGCGATGAGAAGGGTCTAATTCGCGACCGGCGTCGAGGCCGATACTTTCCTGGTATGTCAGAGCCAACCGTGGCACTGCCGGAGCAGACAGGTGTTCGCCGGGCCGCGATGATGGCCGTCGCGATCACGGCGCTCGCGCTGATCTACGCCGCGTACGTGAATCGCAAGCCCGCGACCTTCACGCGAGACTTCGACGTTTTCTATGCCGCCGCGCGTTTTGTCTCGCAGGGCCGTAATCCGTACGCGCTGATCGGGCCTGGGCAGCTATTCCCGTGGAGATGGCCGTTCTTCCACCCGCTGCCCGGCGCGCTCATGATCGTGCCTCTGGCGTGGCTCCCGCTGCCGACCGCCTGGCTCGCCTTTGTCGGTATTACCTGCCTGCTGTTCACCTACGCCCTCGGCCGAGTCGGTGGCACGCGTTGGCGATACGTCACGATCTTCTCGAGACCATTTGAAGTGACGCTATTGACCGGACAAATGTCGTTCCTGTTCGCGGCGGCCTACGTGCTCCCCGTCGTGGCGGCCTTCGCCTGCGTCAAGCCCAACATCGGCGCGGCGATCGTTGCAGCTCGCGCAGACCGACGCACGATCATCTGGGCAGTCATTGGCGGCTCGGTGCTGCTCGCGCTGAGTTTCGCCCTCCAACCGCTCTGGGTGCGCGACTGGCTCGCCGCTGTTCACCACGATCCGTTCCAGCGACCCGCCGTGCTTCGGTCGGGCGGGTTCCTGCTGCTGCTCGCTGGACTGAAATGGCGACGACCCGAAGCGCGATTGCTGCTCGGACTCTCGCTCGTCCCGCAGACGCTCGGCATGTACGACGCCTTGCCGCTCTTTTTCATCCCGCGCCGCGCGACGGAGTATGTCGCTCTTACCCTGCTCTCCCGCATCGTAGTCTTGATACTCGCCGACGCACGTTACGGCTCGATGGACGCGTCCATCATCGCGAGCGGCGATGCCGTCGTGCATTGGATGTTCCTGCCCGCGCTTGCGATGGTGCTCGTTCGCCAGAATCTCACCCATCCGATCATCCGGCCTTGAACCAGTCGGCCAGAAAGAGCGTGGCGGACGCCGAGGCGTTCTTGACCTCGCCGCCGATCCCTACATGCGTCGCTGCAGCTCCCAGCGTGCTCGTCGAGCCGGTAAAGGCAAGAACATAGGTGCCGGGTAGTCCGTTGAACGAATAGCTATACGTGAGAGCGGTGCCGCCGTCGTAAGCAATTTCAAAATAGATCCATTGACTGAGCAGGTTCTCGACGCCGTTGACAGCCGCGAGCGTTGTGTCGAACGTATTGACGTCATCGAAGAACAGCACCTTCGGTATAAAACCCCCGGCGTTGTTCGTGATTCCACAGTAGATAACTCGACTGTTTGCGCTGTTCCGAATCCAGAGCCCCGAACCCATCTCGGTAAACCCGGCGATCGCCGTAAGCGCCACCTTCGCCCGGCGCTTCCATGCCCCGCCGGGGAGGGACTGTTCGTAGCCACGGATCGTGTTACTGGAAACGGCCTGCGGATTGATCTGGAGCGCCGAGTCGGCCACGGAAACGGTGGACGTCCCTAGGTTCTGAGCCGTCCAGGCGTTCGCGCTCGCGAAGCGCGTTCCTCCCGTATCGACGGACGAGCCGATGAAATGATCGTCTGCGGCGTTCGGCACCGCTGTGATCCGATCGATGCTTCCCGTCGGGGTTCGTAGCCGCGCATCAATGACGTAAAAACTCGACCCATCCGAGGCGATACGACACCACTCGTCCGGCATCAGACAGATCAGCGACCCGACGATCACATATCCGGAGCTGCTCGCGTTATAGACGCCGAATTGGAACTTGTTCGTCGCGCTTGGCAGCGTGAGCGTCAACGGCGCCGTACAGATGAAGGTCTTTCCCTTGTCGGTCGGTGCGACGACGGTATAGTCGGCGCTCTTCGTCGTGTCGTCGAACAGTTCGAACGCCGGCACGCCGCCGACGCCGGCGATGATGGCCGCGTCGACATAGGCGGTTGTCGCGAGCTTACTCGAGTTGTCGCTGGGACTCTGTGTCGTCGTCGTCGGTGAACCGGGAAGCGGCGCGCTGCTTTTTACCGAAAAGGTCGTCCCCGACAGATGCAGGGTGCTTTCGTCGGCGCTGTACGTCGCGCCGGCCCCGAACTGGACGAACGTCAGCGCGGTGGATCCCGGGGTGATCGGCGCGTTCGTCGTGCAGGTCCAGGCGCTGTCGGCGTTGGCCGTTCCTTCGCTAACGTAGCATGTCGCATTTACCAGCTCGGCGCCCGCGTCCGCATCCGTCGCCCGCGCCGGCGCGCCGCTCGCCGCGACGATATAGATCCCGTTCTCGGCCGGCGCCGCCTGGTTCTTAATGAGGAGGCGATCGCCGGTCGCGAGCGTCACGCCGTCAATCGTCTGACCGTTCGCGAACGACGACGCCAGCGTTCCGGCGGCCGTCGTCGCGGCGCGGACTTCCTGCTTCCACGATAACCCGGCGATCGCCGCATCCGCCGCCGCTTTCACATAGGCCGTTGTCGCGAGCTTCGTCGAGTTGTCGCCGGCGGACTGTGTCGGCGCGGTCGGATTTCCGGAGAGCGCCGGACTCGCGAGCGGCGCGAGGGTTGCAATGAGCGTCGTGAGATCGAGGATCGTCACCCACGCGGTGTTGCCGGCGTTGCGCTCCTTCAGGAGCGCGCCGGTCAGGAGCGTCGTGCCGCCGGTCGTGTCGCGCCACCAACAAAACGGTTGCACGTCGTTCGCGGGAACGGTTGACGGATCGGTCGAGCCGATGAACATCAGCGGATGGCACGCGTCCGGCGCGGTGAGCCTATTGTGAATCGACATGCGTGCCTCGATTAGTGGGATGTGACCGGATTGCCAGCCATGTCGAACACGAGCTCATATCCGCCCATTCCGTCGCGCGAGGTGACAAAGTCCGTGCTGACCGATCCGCCGGTGGCGGCTTTCGCGGGAAAGAGCACGCTACCGGCGATGGTCTGCATGTCCCCGTAGAGCACCTTGTACGCGATCTGCGATTGGCCGGTCGTCGAGAGTGCGACAGAGCCCTCGTAGACGTTGCCGACGCCGGTGATCGAGTGGAACGCGCTCGCGGACGTGTCGCCGCCAACGAGCTCGCTCATCGTGACGGCGACGACGGAGCCGTCGGGATCGATGATGACGAGATCGAGCCACCCGGTTACGCCGTCGTCGCGCTGTGTCGGGATGATCTGCGGCGTGCGCGCGGCCGGGAGCGATCCGAGCGGGGCGGTCGTCGGCGTATCGACGACGTCGACGACCGGATCGGCGAGCGAAAAGAGGTCCTGCGCCACCGTGAGGTTCACCGTGTTGTCTTTCGGCGAACCGAGGTTGACAGCGGTTGCGCGGAGGGCGATCCGCCCATAGTGGCCCGCGTCGTCGTCGAAGCCGAGCCACGGAATGTCGTAGAGGCACACGTCGCCGCGCTCGATGTCGAAGCAGGAGCGGGTCAACTTCAGCGTGCCCGCGTAGGCCGGGACGCTGACCGCCTTGAGTTCCCTGACCGCGACCTGAAGCGCCAGCGGATAATACGTGATGGACGGGAGGCGAATATCCGGCGCCGGGCGGATCGAGCCGGTCGCCGCGACATTGCCGCGGTTTCTGACGGTGACAAAGTCCTGCTCGAAGAGCTTGTCCGCGTTGCTGAACCAGACCGTGACCTCGTTGAAGGTCGCGAGGAGCTGACTCTGCGCGAGGTCGGCGTCGACGACCTGCGTCCGGTCGACGACCCGCATGGCGCCGGGATCTTCGGCGCGAATGAGCTTGATCTGGAGCTTGTTGTTCGCGGGATTCCGTCGCGGCACGGCGCCCGCGATCTGGAACATCTCATTCAGGCGCTCTTTCGCTGCGGCCCGCGTGCCCTGCGTAATGAAGGAGACGCCGATGTTGTCGTCGGCGACCTGGTTCGCGACGCTGTCCCAATCGGCCAGATCGATTTCGTTGAGCGGACGGGCCAATCCGCCGAACCGGTGCGTGAGCAGCATGAGCGCCGCCGCGATCGGATTCGCGTCCCCCATGTCCCATGTCGCATCGGCGCCGTAGGTGACGAACGCCATCGCGCTCCGCGAGATGATCGTGCGCGGGTTGATGTTGGCCGCGAGATCGAGAAACGCGTGGCCGCTGCTCGGATCGTTGAAGGACTGCACGACGACGATGAAATCCATCGGCGGAGCGGTCGGCCGCATGCCGATGTTCGTGTCCTCAAACACGACGTACGCGAGATCCTTGTAGCTCGGCAGGTTGCCCATGCCGACGATCGGCTCGAGGTATCCGCAGGGGCCATTCTGTCCGCCGCCGCAAAAGATTTCGATATTCCCGGTCACGCCGCCGCCGCCGTTCGGCACCTCGCCGCCGTACACCGTCGGGCAGTAAAATTCCAACATCTCGCGCCCACCGTGCAAGACGAAGGTGAAGGCGTCGACCCCGCCACGCATGCGCTGCTGCGTTGCAAAGGTGACGTCGACCGTCGTGCCGAAGCCGAGGAACCCCTCATGCACTTGCAGGCTCGTCACCTCCGGCATCGTCGGCGGCAGGTCGGTCAGCGGCATGTTGTCGCCGAAGACGACGTTCCGAATCGACGTCACCGCGCCATGGCAAAGGACGCCCATCGCGGTGAGCCGGTAGCGATTGCCGATCGGCTGCGTGATCGGGATGAGTCCGAAGAAGGCGGAGCCGGTCTGCGCTTTGACGACCTCGGTCCTGACTTGGCCGACGAGCGTAATGATCGGGCGCGCGCGCACGGTTCCGCACGCGAGCGGAATCGTCGTTCCCGTCGTGACATCCGGCGGGACGAAGCTCTGCGCCGGCGGCGCCTTCGCCCGCGCCGCCAGGTACGAGGTGATCAGCGCCCCGACGAACGCGGTCGCGACGTTGAGCAGGGCGTAGATGAGAAAGATCATGCGGGCGACCCCGTTCCGGTCATCATGAACGCCGTCGTCGTCGCGCGATCGGTATCGTCGACCGGTCTCGGATAGATCAAAAATGCGAATAGGGCGCCGAGCCAGTAGAACGAGCCGCCTTTCCCGAGCGTGTTGCCGGATGAGTTCAGCCCGATGCCGTAGCCGTTCTCTTGCGGCGTCGTCGTGAAGATGACCTGCCCGTCGAGCCGCACCGTGTAGCGGTCGGCGGTGGCCGTCCAGTTCAGCACATGCCGACCGCCGCGCAGACTGATCGGCGGACGATAGTTAAACGGCGCGGCGCCGGCCGCCGAGAGAAAGGTCCCGTCGGTGATGTGATTCTCGGGGAACGGATAGAGGAGGAACGCGTTGACGGCCGCGCCGCTGCCAACCATGGAAATAATCGAGCGAATGTCGGCAGCCGGGTCCTCGACGGAATTGAATGCGAGAAACGCATCGATCTGCGAGAGGGACGACAGATCGGGCCCATCGAACCAGGTTGCGGCGCCTCCGATTCCAGAATGCCCATACGGAAGCTCGACGCTCGACGGGCCGAGGCCCATCGCTCCGCTACCGTCGTATCCTGGCCGCCGCGTCGGGTCGGTCTGCGAGAGATCGCGACCGTTGCCGCTCTGGTCGGCCCAATTCGAGACGTTGCCCGCGACATCCGTCGTGACCCCAATGCCGGCGTCCCAAAGGCCGAACTGTGCTGGCGTCGTGTAACCGACCAGCGGAGGCACGTGCGGGACAAAGGCAATGAGTGCGTCCGGGCCGCCGTGCGATTCGAGGTTGTCGAGCGGGTTCGACGTCGGGAGCCACTTGAAGCCGAGGAACTCGTCGAGGTTGTCGAACTTGTCGCGGCAGGTCTCATGCGTGAGATCGTCCCCGGCGTAGAGCGTCGCTGCGGCGGGAAGTGTGAGCCCTCGCGGCAACGCGCCGAAGATCGTGACGGCCGTCCCGACCTGCTTGGGCACGTGCCAGAACTGATTCCCGATCTTCAAGATGCCGAAACTGAAATAATCGTCGGGCCGACCGCCGACCGAGTCGACGGTCACGGCCGCGCCGACGGCGGCGGTCACATTGCAGGCAGTGGCGAACGCGTCGGGATCGACGCCGCACTCGGCCGAGTAGGTGTCCTTCTGGCAATGCGTCGAGAGGATCGCGCGCGGCGCGAGGTTCTCCCAATACGCTTCTTCGGTCTGCAGCTCCAACGTGCACCAACCGCGCGTGACTCGCACGTTCGCGATGTTGCCGAAGGCCCACCGCGCCGGATTCGCGCTCTCGCTCCCCGCGCTGACGTGGTAGCGATGAATCCCGAGATAGCACGCCTCCGTCTGATTCGTGCGGAGCGCGTCCACGACCTCGGCGCGAATGCCGATGCGGACGGCGATCCGCTGCGGGCCGAGATCGTCGCGCCGGTCGGTGTCGCCGTCGACCTGAATCTGCGCGGCCGTGTAGGTGAGCCCGGTCCGCAACACTGTGACGTCCGCGTTGCCTTGGACGTACCGCCACATCCGCGTCCCGACGACGAACGTGAACAGAATCTTCGGCTTGCCGCCGAGCCGTTCTGCCGCCGCCCACGCACTGCCGAGGAGGGGACTCACGATCCCGGCGTCTCGTTGGGCAACTCGACGACATGTACCGTGAACTGCGCGGAGTCGTCGCCGAGCTCGACCTGCTCGATTTCGTCATCCGCGAAGCGGACATACCGGAGCCACGATGGCCGCACGCCTTTCGCTTCGGTGAAGGGCGGCGCGACGAGCGCGCCGAGGCCCGCCACGCTCGGATCGTAGCCGATTTTCTCCCAGGTCGTGCCGCCGGGATCATTGTCGGCGACGCTCTGCGCTTCGATGATCGCGTAGAGGTCCGCGTACAGCAGGAGGACGTGCCGGTAGGCGTGGCCGAGCGCGTAGAGCGCGCTATAGTCGCAGCCCTTCACCCACAGGAAATCGTGGTGCCCGTCGACGTGCAGATACCTGTCCTGGATCTCAAATTCCCATTGCCACGTCGGCATCCAGAAGCCGTCGTGCGCGCCGAGGCAGCTATCGAAGAAATCCTCGAGCGCGCGCGTGTCCGCGCGGCTTTCGGTGACGAACGTGTACTGGCGAATGGCGCCCGGCGGCGCGGACACCGTCTCGACGACCCGCGGTCCAGCGATGGCCTCCGCGATCGCCCCGCTGGCCGTGCGCACGAGCGGCTTGCTGTCGACCGCGTGCGGCATCATCAGCAGCAGCGGCTTCGTCAGATAGGTCGCCGTGTTCGTGACGGCGGTCATAGGCCGATGTGCGCCGAGACGCCGAGCACGGTGACCGTCAGCGTCGGGCTAAGCGCGCCGTTGTTGCGGACCCGCGCGGCCTGCTTGCCGATCGCGATGTGCAGCTCGAGGGTCGGATCGGAGCTGCTCAGCGACCAGGTCGCGTTGACGTCGATGATCGGCATGTTGTCGGCGTCCCGCGCGTCGACGATGATGGTGTTGTCGTGCCCCGGCTGACCGTTCAGCGCCCAGACGTTGAATAGGCTGATCGAATCGATGACGGGCGTGAATGCGCCGGTGACGCTGGGGTCGATGCCGGCGATGACAGGGAGCTCCTCGCGGAAGACGAGCGGGACGACTTCGCTATAGGACTGCTCATTGATCGTCGGCGGATCGAGCCAGGCGTTCATGGCCGGCAGGCAGATCACTGCCCCGATCTGGTAGGCGCCGGAGAACGGCGCGGTGGCGACCACCGTCGATGACGTGACGGTCTGAATCGTGAACGTCTCCCAGGCGATTTCGTCGTCGACGAATTGCCAGAGTATGGCCTCTTGGCCTTCGACGAACCGGCGATCGGTCGTGTCGCACGTGACCGTGTCGCCGGCGATGGCCGTCGGATCCGCGCGCTCGCGCCAGAGCGGGACCTGAAACCGGAGCGGCTGCAGCGCCGCGTACCACATCGACCGAAAGACGCCGGCGTCTCGCGCGTTCTCGAAGACCGCGGAGAACGACTGCCGGCGCGTCGGCAGGTCGCGCGTCGCGATGCGCGTCTCGCTGCCGTCGTCGGCGATCTGAATATCAGTGGCCCACGTGCGCGCGACGCGGATGGGATCCGGCCCACCGGGCGGCAGAATGAAGACGGCTGGGGCCGCGAGGGCGTCCATCGGCATCAGCTAGTCCCGACGATACTGCGCACGCGGTTCCGGTTCGCGTGCAGGTTCGTGATCTGGATATCCACGCCCTCCGGCGAGCGCAGGAAGTCGCCGATCAGCCCGGGCGCGAGCGAGATCTGGCCGTCGAGTCGGCCGTGAATGCCGCCGGCGGCGCCGCTGAGCGTCGTCGCCCCGACCACACCGCCCTCCGCGAAGCGGCGCACGACGAGCGCGTTTCCCGCATTGAGCGCGTTGACACCGGACTCGCCGATGCGCTGCACCGTCCGGGCGGTGAGGAACCCTTCGCCATTCGACACACGCGCGAGAATCGAGTCCGACGTTCCGGTGCCGGGGCCTCGGATCACGCCGCCGGCCGCCTTGCCGCCGATCACGGAGATGCCCGGAACGCCCTGTGCGACGATCGCGTCGATGAGCGCTCCGCTGCCATCGTCGCCGGCTGACCCATCGAAGAGGCCGAGCGCCTTCGCGATCCGCTGCACCGCGATCTGGGCGAGCAGCTGGCTGATGACGCGCTGGATCGAGTGCAGGATCGACTCGGCCGCGAGCGCCCACGCCTCGCTGAGCGACTTGGCCCCCGTCACCGAGTCGTCGATGCCCTGCGCGAGTCCGTTTTCCAGCGCATCGAGCGAGGCGATCTTGAGATCGTGGAATTCGTCCGACGTCGCCGCGATCCCGAGGTTGAGCTGGAGCAATTCCGTCGTGTACTTCTCGAGCTGGGCCTGCGCCTGCGCGTCGCCCGGGAGTAACGCGGCCATGCGCTGGAGCTCCGGGATCGCCGACGCGACCGCGTCGCGCTGCTTCGTCAGCTCGGCGACGGTCTGTGATCGCGCGTCGCCTGGCGAGATCGTGCGAGCCTGCACCTGCAGGTTGATCCGCTGGATCGCCGACTGCGCCGCCGTGATCGCCTGCTGAGCCGTCGCCTCGATCTGCCGCGCCTGCGCGGCCTCGACGATGCCCTTGATCCGCTGGCGAATCGCGTCGAGAGCGGCTTGGTCGCCGGCGGCCGACGCTTCGAGGATCGCGTCGCGGAATTCTTTCTGGACCTGGATCGCCGCGGCTTGGACGAACTGCCCCTGCTGCTCGAGCGACTGAACGTTGATCTGCTCGATTTCGCTGGCGAGCTGGCGAGATACCTGCGCCGTCTGCCGGGCGGCGTCGGTGTTGATCTTGACCCGTTTCGCCGCAGCGTCCTCGGTCGCCTTCGTCTGCTGCGCCGGCACGTCGTTGATCGCCGATTGAATGGTGCCACGCTTGGCCGGATCGGTCGTCGCGGCGAGGAGCTTCTGCTGCTCGACGAGCTCCTGGCCGATCGCCTTGAGCCGCGCCTGCTCCTCGGCGTTGATCTCGACGATGGCGGCATCGCGGCGCGCGTTGATCGCTTGGCGCTCGCTGATTTCGCGCGCGTCGCGGGCGTCCTGAATGATGGCGTCGGTCTGCGCCTGCGCGTCTTTCGCGCTGGCGATACGCGCCTCTTCGATCGACTTGATCGCTTTCGCTTCGGCGGCCGCGCGCGCTTCGGCGGTGTGCTGGATCTCTTCGGCGGTGATCGTCGCGAGTTCCTGGTCGCGCTTTCGCTTCGCCGCGTCGACGGCGGCCTGCTGCTCGCCCTGGACCGTGGCGATCGCGTCCAGATGCCGCTTCGCGTTCTCGAAATCCTGCTCGGCGGCGAGCCGGCGCGCCGCGAATTCGCCCTGCGTCGCCTGCACGCGGAGCCGCGACGTCTCTTGATCGGACTGTCGCTGGGCATCGTCGAGCTCCTTCACGACGTTTTTGCCGCGCTTCAGGAGGTCGCGATTGAGCGATCCGGCCCGATCCTGCAGCGCCGAGAG